TATCGGTTTTCTACTTCGCATCGACAATGGATGTGGTGCGTTTCATCCTCTTCCCGGATGCAGTGTCGGCAGTTGCAACACACCTTCCCGTTTTCAACGCTCATTCTCCCGCCTTTCCGGTATTTCATACCTTTCATTTTCGCACCAATACACCCGGGCCTGCTCTTCTGGGTCATCACGCCTTTCTGCCCTCCTGTTCCATGCTTCAATTGCATCAGCTTCGCTGTCAAATCGTCCACCATAATCCTCATCGTATCCAAATAATAAATCACACGCATAACATACAACGGCAAACGGATGATTCATAATCGGTCTATAAAGGCGTGGATCGATCAATTGGATGCTTACCGTTCCACCGCAGAACGGACATGGTTTTAACTTTATGTCAGCCATCCTGCTCCCGCCTTTCCGCTCGTGCCAGTATTGGCAATCCCGGATCATATCAGGATGCGGACTATCTATGACCTTTTCGCACCATTCATTCCGGTACTCGTCACAGTCCGAACATTTAACGCTCCTCATTCTGGGCGCCTCCCTTCTATTCAACGTCTGCTAACCAATCATCGTCATCATGCATACGTTCATACCGTCCGCACCAACGCTGTGCAGGGCATTCTTCACGTTCGCATTCTGGATGCCATACCTCGCAACTACATTCAAAATTTGCGTATCGAACCATTGCTACTCGATGTTTTGGATTACACCAATCCATTTCTGGTTTCCCCTCATAAAACCTGTCAAGCATCGGACAACGGTTTACCCTGATCCCCGTGTATCCGTACTCACAAAATGTGTCCGTTTTCGCAATATATGATTTTGCTTTTCCTGCCGTTTCTGCGAAAACTACCATTTCAGTGCCTTCATCCCAATTGCGATCAGAACCTATGTACGCTTTCATTCCTGCGCTCATTATTCCCGCCTTTCTTTTATTGCCCGGATGCACTCGGACAGCGCATGATATACCGGTCTTTCGCAAGGGTCGAAGCAATTATACCGGCTGCGGATTTCAGAAAGCACTTCTACCTCGTCCACCTCTGGCAATGCCTCGACCGCTTCCCTTGTCCGGATCATGAAGGTAGGTATTTTTCTACCGTTCCTTTCGACCGCCTCAATAGCATCCTGCTTGTAAATAAAATTGCTTCGCATAGAGCCATACTACCCACATCATAATAATGCAAATCCACATAATCACTAATTCAGGGTGTTTCATTCTTTTCATCCTTTTTCTCCTTTTCACCTCGATATCTTTCTGGTAACGGCATCCATGCAAGCACTTTATCGTCCTGTATAATGTCAAATCCGATATCTCTCCACTGGATTTTTCTGCTTCTCGGGTCTGCCATCCTGATAGCAATAGTGACGCACCATTTGTCACCAGATAACATTGTTGGCTTTTTGCTGATAAGCACATACTCATCTTCTGGCAATTCCCTGCTTACGGGTATCCACATATCGCCAAGGTCAACTGTCTGTGCGCTTTCAATCTGTGCTATAGAATACCCCCAGTATTCGCCGTCGTCATAATCCGCATCTGGCTCTAATAAGTCCGCATCAATTAAGCGCATCACTTCACCTCCTCGTATGGCTCCGGAAGTGGCATCCATGCACAAATTTCATCAGCCATATATCCATACCACCTGCCGCCCGTCCAGTACGCCAAGTCCACACAGATACGGTCAATTCGATTTGGTTTTTTGAACGAGCACAGATAATGTCCCGCATCTATCGGCAGTCTCTCACTGACCGGAATCCACCGCTGTTCTGACTGTGCGAATGGTAAAGCGTTCATTCGTTCTATCAGTTTCCGCTGAAGATCCTCATCAAATGCTCCACCCAAATACTCAACTATAAATTCAAGTGCCGTTTGAGTTGCCGCCTGTCTGTATATTAACTCGCCATTTTTTGGCGAGTTCCTTTCGACTTGCGGCATTGGTGGAATAGTAGGCTGCTTTATCATCTGATCACCTGACTCCTCTCTTATAGTATCTTCCGCCGACATTTCAGCAACCCGTCTAAACGCTTCCGCCGTCGTCCCTGCATCCACACCGACCCGGGCCGCCTGCTGGCTTATCCTTTGCAGTTCCTTTTCGTCCATCCCTCCACCTCCTATTCTCGTATCTTTGGTGCCGGCATAACCGGCGCCTTTACCTTCTTCATAGAGCTTTCATCTTTCAGCAGGTCTACAATCTCCGCAAGGGATACAGCAATATCTGCCAGGACAATAAACATTCTTTCTTCCGCCGGAAGATTAAAGGCACTCGTTGCTTTATCAAGAGTTTTCATACATCCTTCCGTTCTAGTCATGTTCCACCTCCAGATCAAGCACCTGACCACATTGGCCACATATCACTCGATTTGTGTCGTTGTGCATATCACCATGCTTCAGACGCTTGTTATACATCCCAACATTTATCCCGCATGTCGGGCAGTACAAGTGCAACAAATTTTCATTGTATGTGTCAATGCTTACCATCGGCTTCTTCGGCATCATCCTTTTCATTGCCTCCACCGCTATCTCCATCGCCCAGGGGTCAACATCTGCCGCCGTTTCAATGTGGCGTATGGCGTTTTCTATTTTGTCCTTGTCAATCATCCTCCGCCTCCTCCCTGGGATCAGCGTTAAAACCTTCATCGTCTGTATTGTCTACGAACTCATACCCGCCAACGCAACCATGATCAGTCAACACGCACCCGTCACCGTTTTGTAAATTCCTGTAATGCAGCTGCCCTTTGTCAATGTGTATCATGTCGTGTCGGTCATCCCCTATTCTGTGAATATCCCCGGTCTGCCGGTCTTTGATGTACAAATCAATCAGGCTCATTCAAACCGCCTCCAATCTTTTTTCAAACCATTTCACGGCCTGCTCTATCCCATCTAGGGGAGCGCCGCCTCCTGCATTCTTCGTACTCCACCCAGCACCGAGGAACAACCGGCCTTCATTTATTCCAGGAACGAAACGCCCATATTTCAAAGAAAGTTTCAACCTTCCCCGTTTGCTTTCCCATTGCTCCATGCGGGCATTCCATGCAAACACCTGACCGATTCTTTCCCCGACGATCCGCACGGCCTCCGCCTCCGGTATGTCGTTTATGTCAGGAGTCCCCAGGAACGCCGGTATATCAAAGAGTGATAGTTGCCCGTCAATCTGTTTCATAGTGCCACCCCGGACGATCTGCTATCTCGTGCATCTGACCAAGTGCGCCCCGCAGATATTTCTTGCGTCCGGACTTAACAACCCATAGCCGCCCACGTTCCCCGGCATCATTTACAAGATAGACGTCTGTGCCGGGCGCCAGCTTCTTTACCTTATCGGCTTTTATCGTTTTCATTGTCTCGCTCCTTTTCCTCGAACTCCCCGCAGCCGTCATCCGGAAGCGTGGGCTTATACATCATATCGCTGTCACGGTTCCAGCATTCATACACGCCATTAAAAGGCCGGTAATACTCGCAATCAATACACTTTCCCATCGTCGCCCTCCCTGCCATGATCAGGCAGCTTGTAAAAATCCCAAAGAAAGAACCAACCACCACACCGCCAAAGAAGGCAAATATCGTCATTCAAGCAACCTCCTCCTTTTTGACTTTCCACCCCCACGAGCCACGGTATCCCATGGATCGCAGTTCGTTTCTGATCCTCGTTTTCTGCCCCTTGTGCAGGGGCTTGTCTGTCCAGATGATCACCACGCCCTCGACCAATTCCGCATCAAACCCCAGACCACGGAGCCGGTCAGTTACCTCTTGCTTGCTCATGTTTCCGCTCCTCCCATTTCTGCATCCGAAGGTCTCCCGGTACGAGTTCAAGTCCTACCTCATCCTGCACCACCTGCCACAGGTCAAAGTCTCCGAAGTCCGGATCATTGTATTCCTTGTGGTAATCCCGGATTCGTTCGACAACCCGCAGGATTCTTTTTGCTCCCCAGCCCTCGTCATGGAGGGCCAGGGCTAGCAGGCCATAAAACCAATTCACCACGCCGTCAGTCCATTGCTCTTGCAGATCGTTCACGACTTTCTGCACCGCTTTGTTTTCCCGGATTTCCTTTTCTCGGTCCCTCTGGTAATTCGCCATAGTCAAGGCGTAATCAATGCCAGGCGCTTTCCGTTCCGGTTTTTTGGGCCGCCAGTTTTTAACCTTCCGTTTTCCCATGTCCGACACCTCACGCCCAAGGCAAGTCCTCATCGTCCACATTATCAGGCACTGACATCCACCCCGAACCGGGAGCCGGTGCCGGCGCCTCCTGCCCGGCCTGCTGATCCTGCCCGCCCTGCTGGGCCTTCTTACTCTCGGCAAACTCGATCTCTTCCGCCGTGAACTGGAAGCCATAGACCTTCGTACCGTCCTGCTTCGTATAGTTGTTATTCTCCACACGCCCGGCAACTAAAACCTTTGTGCCTTTGGTCATGTACTTTTCCACGAACTCCGCCAGCTTCCCGAATGCGGTCCAGTCGAAAAAGTCCGCTTTGCTCCGGTCAAATCGTCTGTCTACTGCGATTGAAAACCGTGCGACCGTCATTTGATTTTCGCCGGCAGTCACCCGGATTTCCGGGTCTCGTGTCAGCCGTCCCATCTGTATAACCTTGTTCATCGTGATCCTCCTCTATTTAATCTGCATGTTTACCTTGTTCGTCAAATGTACTCCGGGAATATCTACCCCGTCTTTGATGGCCTTCTTCAATGCCGTTTTATCCGGTTCCGGGTCTTTGTATCTCAGATGCTCGTCAGGAATCTTTTTGATATCGTCTACCTCTACACTTTGGGATGTCCGGTAGGTAATCGACGCCCGAGGGCTATTGAACTTCTGACCATTGAGGAAACACATTAAATAATCCCTCGCACCTTCCGCCCGTTTTTCCTCGGCACGTTTCCGGGCCTGCAGGCTCTTGATCTCGTTTGCGATGGCTGCCGCATTCGCAGACCGGTTTTTGATGTAACACGCAGTAGCTTCGATTTTCTCCGCCCGGATCATCTCCAGGGCCTCTACCGCTCCGTATGCCTCCGGGTAAATCTCCCCGGTATCCGCATCTACCGCCGCATCTAATGCCTGCTGTATCTGTTCTTCGATTTCGTATAGTGTCATTCTTTAACCTCCAATTCCTAACAATGAATCATAGTCTATCTGCCGCTGATCATAATTGACCAACTTCCCTTGTTTCGCCGGTTTCTTGTCCCGTGACCAGTTCCGGACTGCGGCTTTCCAGTCTTTCATCTTTGCCCGTCCTACAACCCAGCCTTTCGATTCGTAGAAATCTACAAAGCGTTCAGCGTCTACCGAGTATCCTTTTTCCCGTGCATAGTCTTCCACTTCCTGCACGGTGGGAGGGCGAAAACGTTTCGTTTTTGCCCCTATACTACCTTTATCATTATCATTTACATTTACATTATCATTTACATTTACATTAGGTTTTTCTTTGGATATCCTTTGGTTTTCATTTTCAATAACCACTGGTTTTTTGTTTTCATAACCACTGGTTTTTTTAGGTCTACCGCCTTTCTTTCCGTCCGTATACCGTTTATTGTTTGCGTCAATCTGCGGGCGGATCAGTTCGAAGGCCATAAAAGGAACGCCGTCAAGGTCTGGCTCTACTCCTTCGCAGGCATATTCGCAAACCGCCGTAAGAGTCCGTTTGTAATCCTCCGCAGGCAACCCCTTCAAGGCCGTGTGAAAAGACTTGTAGAATACAAAAGAATCACGCTCCATTTGCCCGCCCCCACAATCTCATGAAATCGTCAAGGGAGAGGGTGACTACCCACGGGCGCCGGTTCTTTCGGTGCATGACTACCGGAACCTCTCCCGGCTTTGCATCCCGTTTTGATTGATCCATAGCCGCTTCCAGGTTCAACCGCTCAACCCTTTTACATTCGATATGCAGGCCCGGAATGCCTAACAGGTCAGGCTCCCGCAGGAACGCCGCACCCCTCCGCACTTGATAGCCGTATGACTCCAAAACGTGGACCAACTCAGTTTCACCGACCCGCCCCTTGTTCCTAGACATAGCTCCGCCCATATCTTTTTATAAAATCCTCCCTCGTTCCAAATACCCGTTCCCAGCTTTTCTGCGCCACCTGCTGCAGGTCCCGGTCATGATATCCGTGATCATGCAAGGCCCGGTGGCATACCGCACAAAGGGAAACGGTCAGCCCGTCCTCGTCTGCAAGTCTCCTCCTGCCGGTGCCGTGTATGCAGTGATGCGTTTCAAGACACCTTCTTATGCCGCAGATGTAGCACTCGCCCTCATTCTGTGGAATGATGCTTTTCACGCCTTTTCACCTCCTTCATCATGTCCGCAATTTCTCTGGGTGTCAGGGTCTCGATACCAACCGCCTTGCACTCGTCCACAAGGCCATTTATTAACTTTGTCATTTCCTCTGTGTTGTATTCGTGGGAACCCTTCAAGAGTCTGTACATGCGCCGTGGCTCCCCATCTTTGAAAACCTTTACGGCGGAGGTCGGTTTTAGGTGGTAGGTCTCCGCCTCCAGCGCCGCATTGAAGGCCTTTTCGGTGTCTGGTACAAATACGCAAACCGTCTCGCCGTCTATCGTCTGCGGGGTTCCGTACCTCCGAAGCATGATATTATGGCATCTGTCAACGCTGATATTCAGAACCCCCGCCAACTTACTGCATAGTGTCCAATAGTAGGCATTTGCCGACAGGCTCCGCTTTTTTACGATCTTCTTTGCGGTCAGGGTTAAGGTCTTTTCCTCCCTGATCCGCTCGACCTCTTCCAGCGCCTTTTTCTCCTCGTACACCCGGAAGGACACAATCAGACCGCCGTCAATGTCCCGGCTCAGACCGTGGAAGCGTCCTTTCATGCTTTCTTCTCCTCGTGCTTACGAAGTTTTGCCGTGATGTCAAAGTGCTGCTCTTCGGTCAGGTCCGCCAGGTTCTTCACCCCGTAGCTAGCAAGCAGTTTTTCCACGTTTACACCGCAGTCATTCAACCGGGTTTCGAGGGCCTTTGCCTTCACCTTACTGATTTTCTGAACGGCGGTGTATTCGTCCGTGTCGGCGTCCTTGTTATCATCAATCAGGAATAGGCCATTCAAGGCATATTTCCGGGCGTAACTCGAAGCCGTGCCGGTGATCTGTGACGGGTCCATGCCTTTTTTCTCTGTCGGGATTTCTGCGAAGGCCTGAGTCTGCAGGCTGTTCGGAATCGTCTCAACTTCGGCATCCGTAATCTTTGCCATCGCCTTGCAGAACACCCGACCGCCGATTTCTACAATTTCATCCTGCAAAACCATCAGCAGGCCGTATTTACTGAGCAGGGGTTTCACCGCTTCCAGAATCCCCTCGGCGGACCGGTACGAGTATTTACCAAAGCTGTTATACTTGTCCTTCGGTGCTTTGAGTTCCGTCTGTACCGCCAGCATCTTGTCATAAAATTCCATGTTGTATCCTCCATTTATGTATGCTATAGTCATATAGCCGTGTTCTCATCATGCACGGCTTTCCTTTCCAGCCCTCGACCTTGTGCCGGGGGTTTTAATATGCCGACCTGAGAAATAGGATTTTTGCGCACCGGTCGCAATAGTCATGGTTCTCTATCTCCCAGTAGTCTTCCTCCTGTATCGTCTCCCCGCACCGCTCGCACACCGGCAGCGGCTTTTCGGGTACATCCTCGCCGTATTCGTACCATTCAGGCGACCGACCAAAAATCATTAGTAAATCCTCCGTAACAGGTTGTCTATCTCCTCCTCCAGGTCCCGTTTGCTGTACTGATCCAGCCGGCACCGGTTCCGGATTATTGCCAACTCCTCATAAATCTGATCACGAAAATCTTCCGCTGCGCTTTCCATCTTTTCTTTCATTTCGTCGTAAAATGATATCATCCTTTCACCGCCTCCACGACTGCGGCGCTAAGTGTCAGGACCGACACCGCCGCAACGAATGTCTCAAACCCTGTGAGGGGTTCCCACGGGATCACCGACCACAGAAAACCGAAAAGAATCATTGTTGCAATCACTTCAAGTTCCCGCATTTTATTTCCTCCATGATCCGCCCGGACACCTCCGGGATGAAATACAATCCGTTTACATGCTCCAAACCTTCAAGGTATTTTTTCTTCACCCGGTATGAGTTCTTCTGTCCCAGAACCCGGGCGAGTTGTGTTGCGGTTATAAATGCCTGACTGCCGGCGGACACCCGCAACGCCTTTGATATTTCCGCTTTTGTCATCTTGCTTCCCTCCGTTGTAGTACGCCCGTATTTCGGGGCTATTACATCCGCAGACGATAATATACACGTCCTCGACCTATTACCCTCCGTTTTCTAATACACATACGGCGAAAATCACTCCGAACGGGCATTTCTGGCGGCCTGCATTATCTCAACTCTGCGGGCTTTCTCCTCCTCGGTCATTTCCCGGCCTTTCACGGTCTTTTTTCGGAAAGACAGACACGACGTCGGGCAGCTGTAAACCTTCGATATGATGTCATACCCGATACTGTTGACGGCCTCGATCTTCCATTCTTCCGGGTTTTCCTCGCAATATCTATCAAGCTTCGCCATGTAGCTATAATCCGAGGTAAAGACCTGCATTCGTTCGGCCCGGGTCCCGTCCGGGTTATAGGTATAACCGCCGGCGGAAATCTCCCGCTCTTCTTTTGGTGTCCTCAAATTCTTTACTCCTTTCTTTACAGAATTAACTTTAAGTTAAGTCGCCGGGCAAAAAAATATAGTCCCTCGGCATCTGATATATCTTACACAGATATTCAAAGTCCGCAGGCTTCGGGGCCGTCCGCCCCTTCTCCCAGTTGATCAATGTCATCTTTGTGACACCGATTTTTTTTGCTGCCTGGTCAAGCGTTAACCCAGCATTGACCCGGGCCGCCTTCATGGTGATTTTCAACAACTTTCACCTCCTTCCTTTTCTATGATGAAATCAGGCCCCGGGAATCGAACCCGGGCGAAAACCGTTACCCCTACGCCGCAAACCTTTCAAACCCCATTGCCTTGCGGCTTTCCGGGTTGAACAACCACACAAGCTCATCATTCTTCCATACACAGCTAACACAAATGCCAAGCAGATCGTCTACAGTACCGCCGATCTTGTAGGTGCAGGAATGTCTCTCGAAGTGAATTTTTACGCCCACCGTCCAAAGGAAATGAATGTTATCCTCTTTTTCAAACTCCACGCCTTCGGTTAATGCGAACTTGTACTCGATACCGTTTTCTTTCAGCAGGTTTTCAATAGCTTCCGTTGCTTCCTTTCCTACCATGAATTTTACAATAGCTTTGAATGTCATTATTTACTCCTCCTTGTGGCTGATTTAACTTTAAGTAAATTATACTATAACTTTTAGTAAAAGTCAACAATAAATAGTTATAAAATTTTACTTTCTAATATTGCCGACCGCCCCGGCATATATTATAATAAAAGAAAAAGGGGTGATTTTATGGCAGATATAAACCAGATCATTGCGTCGAATATTCGCCGGTACCTCGCAGAGCGAGATAAGACACAATCAGACCTTGCCGTCTTTCTGGGCGTTTCACAAGCAACCGTTTCTTTCTGGTGCAAAGGTCAGAAAATCCCACGCATGGACAAAATTGACAGGATTTGCAAGTTTTTCAATTGCACAAGAACGGACCTCATGGAACCCGCCCCGCAGAGAATGCCGGCAGAAATAACACCGGAAGAAATAGCGCTTATAACGGCCTTCCGCAGGTGCGACCGAGCAAGGCAGGAAATCATCCGTGAAATTCTGGGCTTTTCCGACAACATAGAAACAGGTTCCGCATAGTGAAAGGAGGTAAGACATGAAGAAATACAAGTACGGAAAAAAGATAACCATTGACGGGAAAAGGTACTACATCCGGGCCGATACCCCGGAAGAACTCGGCGCCAAGATCGCAATGAAAAGAAGGGATATAGAAGAAGGCCGGGTCATAGTATCCGGGTCTATGACAGTTTCGCAATGGGTCCCTATCTGCATCAAGACATACAAGCCCAGGGCGAGCGAGGACTCCAAACAACAGACCCTTTACCGGCTCAACAAACACCTGCTCCCGGCGGTCGGCAGTCTGCAATTAAAGCAGGTCAAACCTATACAGCTGCAGGCCATCATGAACGATCAGGCCGGGGCCAGCTCCTCACACATCAAAAAGCTGTCGCAGGAAATCAAGTTCGTGTTCGCCCGGGCCGTCGAGAATAAACTGATCCTCGAAAACCCAGCGGAACATCTGGCACCGCCGGCAGGGACCACCGGACACCGGCGGGCAATTACCGCCTTTGAAAGGAAACACTTTTTGAAGGTCTGCGAAAGTGACCACCGTTTCATCCTCTTTGAGTTGATGCTCTTTTGCGGGTGCCGACCGAAGGAAGCCGCCGGGTGCATCGGAAAAGATGTCGAAGTCGTAAACGGGTATACAATGCTGCACATCAGAGGAACCAAAACCGCCAACTCGGACAGATACGTTCCCGTCCCGGATCAGCTGAAGGAAAGACTTCTTTCCGTCCCGAAGCTGTCCCGGATCGCAACCAACGCCAGCGGGAAGCCCATTGATAAATCCTGTTATATCAGAATGTCGGAACGCCTAAAACGGGAAATGAATCTATCAATGGGATGCAAGACCTTCCGCAACCACCTTCTTCCGCCGTATCCTCTGGCGGAGGACTTCGTGCCGTACTGCCTCAGACATACCTACTGTACCGACCTCCAAAAGGCCGGCGTTGATGTCAGGGTGGCGCAAAAGTTAATGGGTCATGCAGATATCCGGATAACCGCAAACATATATACCCACGTTGATATTGACTCGGCAACCGAGGCCGCCGGGTTGATAGGTGTCACACCCCTTGTCACACCCCTTGCGAAAACCCGCTAAAAACCTAGGTTTTGTACTTACCTTTTAATCAAGTTGTCGGGGGTTCGAATCCCCCATCTCTCACGCTTTTGGAAAGATTAAAAACCCGGATTTCTGTATAGAAAATCACTGATTTTTCTACAGAATCACGGGTTTTTCTAATTTTTAACCCCTTCCCGGTGCGAAACTGGAAAGGGGTCAGAAGTACAATTTTATACGATTTTATACGCCAAAGTGTCACACCCTCTGTCACACCCTCCCGGCGATTTCTACCAAATCCTCGTCCTCTAGGATATCCGCCACCCTGCAGCCGAGGACAAAACACAACCGGAGGACCGTGCCGACCTCGGTAAGGTCTATATTCCGCCCGCCCCGCTCCAGGGCCTGCAGGGTGCGGAGCGAAAGCCCCGCCTGATCCGCAACCTCGCCCTGGGTCATCCCCCGGGCCACCCGCACGGCCTTCAACTTCGTTTTCGCCTCATTCCTCGGCGGTCTTCTCTTTACCGGCATCTTATACCTCCTATTCAAACGGGAGCGGCTCGCTGTCGCCGTCGTCTGTGTATTCTCTTTCCATTCGCTCCAAGTCCTCCTCGTCCGGTTCCGGTTCCCAGTACCGGCTCGGCAGCTCGTGCCGTTCATGATATCCGAAGTCTTCCCTCATGTTTTAATCCTCCATCACATAGCCGCCGCAGTAGGCGGGATTCCTGAAACGTGCCTTTGTCAATGCCTCGTCAAACGTCCTCGCCCGTACCTTGATATCCGGAAGCCCAGGGCCGACAATAATCCATGTAAGCATTTTATATCTCCTCTACTCTAACTTCTCTGGGAGCCCACGCATCAGCCGCCAGAAATTCCTCCTGCCCGTCGTACCAGAAATCAAAGGTTTCTTCCGGGTATCTCTCAATGATTGCTTTCTTCATGGTCATATAACCGAAGTCCTCAGAGCAACCGGGGATAATGTCGATTTCCGCAACGATCTTCTTTTCTGCATCCTCACCCCAAAGAATATTGACACCGTTGCCAGATTCAAACTGCATTCTCATGTTTTCCCCTCCTTTACTCGTCTCCGTATAAATCCGGATCGTAACCGCCATCCTCGAAAGCCTGTATTGTTTCCTCGATGGTTTCGAACTCCTCCACCGTTTCGATTTCGCCGGCCTTGATTGCGTCATCCCATTCCATGCAGCTTTCAATTGCTTTGTCCGTCAGTTTGAAGATTCTGTGCATTTCTCTATTCCTTCCTGCCCGGGAAAACCGCCCGGGCTCGGTTTGTTGTTTTATCTCAAAGCTATGAGTGAATTTGTCCGGTTCCGTCTGTAGAGGAGGCCGTCGGCCTCGTAACATTTGGCCTCGATATCTTGAGCCGTCTTTTTCTGTTCCTCGGTCGCCCTAAAGAACGCCCCCGGCTCATCCCCGAAAACTCTATCAGGCGCCATCCAATCGACTTTCAAAGTCCCGTTTGCCTTGTAGATGATGCCGGCCTTCATGAGGTCTTCTACCTGGGCGTCTATCGCCTTGATCTCGGTTCGGATCATCATTTCAACCAGGGGCTTTTTGATATTTTTCAAGATAATCTGCATTGCGTAATCAGCCTGACAATCATTTCCGGTCATTTCAATCAATTCTTCTCTCGTCATTGTTTTTATCCTTTCTGCCGGGATTAACCGCCCGGCCCGGTGTGGTGTGGTTTAGCAGGCTTCCATGACCTCGATCTCGATTGCCTCGATCTCGTACCAGGTCAACCCGCACTCTCTAACGAGGATGTCTGCCTTATCTGCCATGATTGCGCTGAGTTCAACGCTGGCCTCCCGGCAAAACATCTCTACGGACTTTTTGTAAGACCGGATGCTCCGCTCTCTGATGAAAGCATCAATTTCATTTTTGCTGTTGAAGTAAATGTGGTCGATGTAATAACCTCTGTACTGTTTCATTTTGTCTACCTCCTTTATAAAGCTTCAATCATCGGTTTTACGAATCCCTTTACCATGATGTGGAGCAGGGCGTCTTTTTCTTCGTTGGTGAACGATTCCCATTTTTCCTTACCCATCACTTTGATGTAGGCCCCGATCATGTTTCTTTTCATCATTTCTTCAAATTCCTTGTTTGTCATATCCTTTCCTCCTTCTCGGGTGCTATCTGGCTTTTCTCGGCAACCCCTCCGGGGTTACTGTACTCGGCTTTTGTGGCCCCCTCTTTAACTGTCTTTATTATACCACTATAGCAGTATATTGTCAACTGTTTTTTGGAAAGTTTTTATAAAAAAATACCCCACCGGGAAAACCCGGCAGGGCATCAAAGAAAAGGGAAAAGGCTATTTAAGGTTCGAATCCGATCTTGCTTTTAAGGACTTCTATTGTTACCTCGGTTCCTGCCTCCCCGACAGTAAAGGCAATATGCGGGTCTGTCGCCGTTCCGGTCCGCAGATAGTCTAAACCTTCTACCGCCATAAGGCCGTTCAAATATACGTTTACGACGTCCTCCGCATCGTAGGTGTAATTGCTGAGAACATCCGTCAAGGCCACATTCGGAGTCTCCCCGTCAAGATACACAGTCCCGCTGTATCTATCCACATATGTATTCACGTTCAGCTGATCGGTCAGGGAAGAAAACCATTCGTCAAAGCCGGCGGTCATCCGGTCATAATATTCCTGATAGGCCGCCTGCCACTGCGCCCAAAGGGTCGAGGTGTCAACCTGCTTGATAAGTCCCGTTACCCAACCGCAGACCGTACTATCTGCCCGGCGGTCTGTGATATTGGCCTGTGTAATCGAAGTAGCCCCGGCAGGGACCAGGATCATAGCAAGACACAATTCCGTTGCGGTGTCAATCGCAGGTTCTACCGGATCAGACGCCGCCGTGCCGTCACGGGTGATAATTTCAATCAGCCTGTTGTCATTATCCAAACGGACAACGACCGCCGTATACCTCGGATAAAGTCCGTTCGCCGCATTAAGGGTAAGGGTATAGGCTGAGTCATTCCGGAGCCATCTGCAGTCTATGATTGCCCGGCCTGCTCCTACGTTTACCTGCAGACCGGTTAGCGCCGTGACCTGCATGGCATCGTCAATGGACTCATAAACGCCATTACTTACGAGGCCGTCAAAGTATTCCGTCATTTGTGCGGCGTTGTATTTCCGATCGCCCGAAACTGAGTTGAAATATCCGTATGTTAACATTTAACCTACCTCCCATTCTGCGAAGGTAGGCAGCAGGGAACTCCCGCTTTCATCCTCCGCATAAATAATCTCAATGATACGCACCGCCGCCCGAAATTGATTTATTGCCACCTGCACCCGGTCCCCCAGGAAATAATCACGATTCAACCTATAGACTCCGCTTTGGATGATTTCCCCGGTGAAGGTGTCGGCGGTCAGCTGGGCGTCTGCTATCTGCTCCGTTCCGTATTCTTTCAGGAGTTCGATGTATCTGGCCTCCGTGATGATTCCCTCATTGGATGACACAGAACCGCCGTCAATATACCCCTCGACCCGTTCAAATCCTTCCGCCGTGCCGACCTGGGCCATGACCTGATCCAGTCCTTCGCCCTCTCCGCCGATCAGCGCAGCATTTATTACGCCGTCCGTTTTCTGGGTATATTCCGCAGACGCAAGGTTGTCAAATTCCGGGGAGAAGATGACCGGCTCCGCAGAATTATAGGTGCGGTCCGTACCCTTGTACAACTCGAACACATAGCCGCCGGCGGAAATATAAACATCCCAGCCGATGCCGTAAGTTGTGCCGACAGTCTCCAACCACTCGGCAATGTTTTCACCCCGAAGCTGTGCCTCCCATTCGTCCGTGATCCCGACCACCGGAGCCAGGGAGAACCCCGGCATTGCTCGGGCCGTGTCAGAGGGAGAAATAATGTTCTCCGTAATAACCTGCCTGATGCCGGTTTCTACATTCCCGGAAAGGTTCGTCTGGTCCCAGATAACCCGCTGTCCTACAATCTTTTTCAGCCCCGGCCCGGTCACTTCCATTAGCCAGCCGGCCTCTACATCAAAACTATATTTCCTGTCACGTACCACCATGACATTTTTATAGACTCCGTTCCCGAAGTCATCCGCCTTTACCAGATACCGCCCCGGCTGTAAAAGTGCGATATTCTCTCCGGTTCCGGGGACGATCATTTGAAAGTCCCCGGTGCCGTAATACTGCATATTCCAGATTATGCTTTGATATGCCTGCACGATACCAACCACACTCGAAGGGCCGTCTAAAACGTAAATATCCATCCTATACCCCCTCAAACATGGCGATTGTATCGAAGGTTATGACCATTTCTGCCGCTCCGCTGTCTGCGGTAACAATAATCGAATTCACGCCCGGCACCAACCGAAGCCAGGAACTACCCGCCACCATAGCGCCCAGAATCCCGGTCTCCACGCCGCCCCGGATCAGCGTTACCGCCTTTTCTCCCGGTATCGTGTTTACCTCGATATCATCCCCGGCCTGCATGGAATAATTTATAAACAAATGTTCGCCGGTGTTTTCGTTGTAAATCTTCGGATTAGTCAGGGCATCCCTGGCATGAATGCGGATTTTTACCCCGGTCTCTAAATCTCCGTAATTGATGACCGTCAGCGTCATTTCCTCGACAGCCTCAGAAAAGGGTATGCCCTCCTCCTCGATCGCAAACGGGAATTCAAACAGAGGGCCGGTCATGTCGGCAACATCCTCCTGCTCCGGTCCCGCCTGCAGAAGTTGAGGTCTGGGACAATAGACAACAATCTGTGCCGTTTCCTTTTTATCGAAGTACGCCACCGTGAAACTCTGTACAAACCCGTCAATATAGACGTTCCGTGTGTCGGTCTTGTAATATAACCTGACCGGCTCCTTGCTTTTGAAATACTGGTACAGTTTCAACCGGTTTTCCTCCGCCGGGCCATTTATGGCGAGTGTAATAGTAATAGTCCGTGGATTCATGTAACTACTGTTATACACCGCACCATCTGCCCCGGCGAAGTGGGTTGCATTGATCGTACTGTCCGGAGGGTCAAAACCGGAGATATTCACGATACTAAATGCGGTATTGTGGGATATCTCCAGCTGCTCCCCGTATTTGTTTTGGGCTATGAATGTAAACATTATCTCACCCCCGTGAAGGCTTTTACAAGGTCAATCTGCTGCCTCCGTGCCTGATAGGTTTCCAAAGCCGTGAGCGGTCTTGGACTGTTGTTGGTCTGGGATAAATTATAGTTGTTGACAACCTGGGTATTACCCACGCTCGGCCCGGTCACATTCGCCGCCGCCCGTACTGATCCAACATCAGACAGCAGACCATTCAGCGGAGACTCTACCGTGTCGGTAATTTCCCCAGCCACCTTCCGAAGGTATCCGATCATCGAAAGCAGGCCATCACCGAACCCTTCCCCGGTGAAAGCACCGAGTCCGAAGGTCACCTTTGAAGGCGAAGCAATTTTTAATTCTTTCTTGAAGGTGGCGACCATCGCAGAAATAAAGGTCTTGACCTCCGCCGTCATGTAATCGGTGTTTTCGGTCAGGCCGTTTGTAAAACCTTCAAAGGCATCCTTGCCGATCTTTTCCAGCTGTCCCGGAATCCCGGCGAAGGCCTTTTGAAGTTCGGTCTGGTAGTCTGTCGCCACCTTTGCAAAGTCACTCTTGTATAGCTTTTCCGCCGCATCCTGCGCCGTTTTCAGTTTCTGCATATACGCCGCATTATAGGCGTCGAAATCCTTTTCGTTAAGTGCAAGCAGCTGATCCATGAACGCCGTGCCCTCATCCATGTCGTAAGACAGGATTTCATCAAATAGCTCCGAAGATACCCGGTTTTTGATTTCCTGCAGTTTGTCGGTGTAGTCCGTGATGGCCTTTGTCTGGGCCTTAAGGTCTTGCACCCTGCCGACGCCGGCACTGGACACCGTGAAAAGTTCCCCGGCAGAAGTCATCTTGTCTATAAGCTTTTCCTGCTTGTCCATCAGGTCGTTATACCGGTCATTGTATTTATCAGTGACTCCGCTGATGGTAGAATCAATAAGGTCCTCCGCCGCAGACTGGTAGGCCTTCATCGCATCGGAATACTCGCTTATCATTTCCTGCGAAGCCTCTTGATACTGGTCCTTCATCTTCTTTTGGGCGTCGATCAGTTTTTGATATGCTTTTTCATTCGCCGCAATCTGCTTTTTCACAGATTCCTTTTCGGCGGTAATCTGTTTCTTGATCTTTTTCCGCTTGTCGCTGTCGTCTTCCTTGTCGTACTTCTTTTGGAGTTTTTTCTGCTTCGCATTGGATGCCTTCTGCAAAGATGCGCTCTGCTTATCCCGGGCCGCCTCTATGCCCTCTATGGTTTTGTCAAAGTCTGCAAGTCTCTCCTCGTTTTCGTAGGTCATCCGGTTTATAGCATAATCGACCCGATTTTCTAACGTCTGTGAAAACTGATCTATAGCCGTGTCCCCGGTTGCTTCCAGATTGGCGAGGGTTGCCGACTTTAGCAGATTTACGGCTCCCGTTACCATGTCCTTTATGCCCTTTTGCAGGGCGCCATTCTGCGACACGATACCACCGATATAACCCTGCGTAAATTCTACACCGGAAACGAAGGTCAGCTTTGACGGTGACCCGGACTTCTGCCCGGCCTTGATTCCCTGATCGCCGGTTTTACCGATTTCCACGCCGGCATTTCTGACCGCCGTTTTCTTCGACAAAATACCGTTGATATAACCCTGCGCAAGGTCAACGCCTTCCTGATAGGCGGATGATGTCCCCGCTCCGCTCTTTGCACTGCTTCCGAGGGTATGGCCTGCCGCCCGTGCCTGCGCCGCCTTTGACTTGACACCGTTTGCGAACTCTGTGCCGGCCTCGGAGCCTGCGGCCTTCATCTGGCTTTTATCGGACTTCGCCTTTTTTACGCTCTCGTCTGCAATAGCTTTTCCTGCGGTGCCGGCCTTGCTTTTGGTCTTTTCTACACCCTCGGCATATTTGCCGCCGACCTCCTCACCGGCTCCGCCCATGGCGTCGGAAAGTTCCTTCGCCGCTGTGGTGTAACTGCTGATCATATCGGCGTTGTCCGATAGTTTCAGCGCCTCGCCCCACTTTGAAGAAATCTCTTCGAAGGACCCGTCCTCTGCATCAAGGGAGTCAACGAGGGTCTGCACAAGGTTCGCCGACTCTGGCCCCATCTCCGCAAGGTAGTCATACAACTCCTGACTCATGCCCTGCCCGGCTTCCTGCCCGAGTTTTTCCATGTTTGCGGACCAGTCCGAAAGGCCCTCTATCTGAGAGTCAAGGTTTTTGATGACTTCCTCCGCCGTGATCTCTGACCCGGCATTAAATTCATCAAATGCAGAAACGGCGCCTTCCATGGCGTCTTCGATGCCCTGCCGCATATCCTCCGCCGCATCCGTCAGTTTTTCCAGGGTCTCGGCATCCACCCCCTCCACGGCTTCGGAAAGTTCCTGAGTTGCCTCGGTCGCCGCTTCCTCCTCGACGCCCATTGCCCGCAGTTCGTCCACGCTGACGCCCCACTCCTCCGCAAGGGCCTTCACCGCTTCGGAGGTGTTGGTGTATTCATCGGTCGCCGTCTGCATCTGCTCGTCGGCTTCCTTCTGGACGTTCAAGGCGTCCTGCCTTGTTTTGGTCAGGTCATACATAGCGGCGTTGTGTTCCTGCACCGCCCCGAGGCCGTCACGCAATACGCTAACTTCCTTCGCCCCGGATTCTGCAATCTGTTCCTCGGAACTCTTTACCGCCTGATCCGCTTTGGCTTTGTTTATCTGGGCTTGCGTCAGGGCTTCCCATGCGGTCTTCTGGGCCTCAATCAATGCCGTCCGTTTAAGGCTCAATTCGTAGCTATCCAGCCATGCGTTAATTGCTTCGGTGCTGGCATTCAGGGACCCGGTCTCGGCATCCCATGCCGCCGCAAGTTCCGGAATCTCTGACGACAACTCCCCAACGATCTGCGACACCTCGAAGCGCTGCACCTCGTTGGTCTCAGCTGCTCCCGCCACGTCTAGCAAAACATCCCGGTAATGCTCCAGCTTTGCCGCATCCGATTCGGACCCGCTCATGATTTCCTGCGACTTGTCAATCAACCCCTGCACGGTGTCGTTACTCTTCGCCACATCTGAGATGAAATCTTCAAGTGCGGATTTCTGCGGGGAAAGGATTTTGGTTATTCCACTGATAAGGCCGGTGACACCCTGCACCACTCCACGCAAGGGGCCGTCTACATAAGCAAAGGCCGCAATACCCAGACCTTCAAGGGCGCTGTCCATCGTGGTTAGATCGCCCTTAAGATTGTCCTGCATTGTCTCCGCCATATCCTCGGCGGCTCCGGTAGCATCATACAATTCATCACGATAACCCCGGACCTTGTCAACGCCCTCAGTCAATACCTGATTCAGACCGGCGAGGGAAGTGCGATTGAATACCGCCGACAATGCCGCCGACTTTTCCGCATTCCCCATGCCATCCGTAGCGCTTTCGACATCTGCCAGAATATCAATTAGGTCTCTAAAGTTCCCTTCCTGATCCTGCACTGCAACCGTGGTTTCACCGATCTGGATTGCGCCGTCTTTCATCTTCTGGGTTATCTGCGACATGATACCATTTAAGGCCGTGCCTGCCTCAGAACCTTTGCGGCCCTGATTCGCCATTGCCTCAAGAATAGCCGTGACGGTTTCCATTGACTGGCCTGCGGTATTAAGGCCGGCAGCCGAGTTACCGTATGCCTCACCAAGCTGGGTCGCCGTGGTGTTGGAATGTGCCTGCGCATAGGCAAGCATGTCCGCCATCCTCCCGGCTTCGGATGCCTCCATACTGAACGCCGAGAGGTAGTCCGTGACCATGTCGGAGGCCTGCGCCAAATCCATACCGGAAGACGCCGCCAGGTTCAGAATGCCGTCAATGCTTGATAACATCTGCTCGGTATCCCACCCGGCGAGGGCCATATACCCGAAAGCGTCCGCAACCTGTGTCGCTGTGAATTTAGTGCTTGCCCCAAGTTCCCGGGCCTTTGCAGACAGCCGGTCCAGCTGATCACCGGACGCCCCCGAAAGGGCCTTGACATTGCTCATGGATGCCTGAAAAGCCATGCCCGCATCTAAGGACTCTTTCGCAAAGTCCTTCAATGCGGATACAGCCATTTTCAGACCCTCAGAAACGAGGTCGGCAACAACGCCTTTCATGACCGTGAAGCCGTCAGCCGCTTTCTCTGCATCCTTGCCGGCGTCCTCTAACGCTTCCCCGGTGTCCTCTGCGGCGTTCTCGACCTTTTCCAGTTCCTCGGAATATTCAGCTATCTGCTTTTCTGTTCTGGCAATGGCGGCCCTTTGGTTATTGATTTTTATAAGCAGTTCCTGCGCCCCTTTGGAGTCTTCCCCCTGCGCCCCTGCCACGTATTTATATTCATTTCCGAGCGCCGCAAGCTGCCTGTTCTGCGCCGCAAGCGTGGTCCCTAACTGCTTTAGTTTTGCCGTCAGACCATCGCTCGATTTATTCCAGGCATCCATACCCGAGACAGCCGCTTTGAATTCGGAGTTGGCGAGACGTATTGCCCGGCCTGCCTCCTGCATAGCGGCCTTCATGTTGGATATGTCGGCCTTAAATTTCATTGTGCTTTCGTTGCTGGGCATCCGTTCCGCCCTCCCTTAAAACCAATCATCACCCGCAGGCCGTCGTATAACCTGCGGCTCGTCTTCGTCTTTTTTCTGCCGTATCTGCAACGCCCGGAGGTCTGCAAAAAGCCCGATTACTTTTGCATAGGCCATGGAATCCACTTCAAACGGACTCAGCCCCGGGAACTCCTTGCATATCAGATACTCGATCGAAAAAAGAACCTCATGTATGGGGGAGTCGTCCTCCCCCTCTACACGTTTTTTTCCTTCGGGACCTTCATAATTTCGGCGAAGGAATACCGCAGGATTTCGACCACCGCCGGGATCAGTTCCCGGATTTTTACATGATTCCAGTCATCATAGGTCATGTCCGGGAAAATCTGCCCCAGAACATCTACTAGCTGATCCCATGCCTCGTACACGGTCCCCAGCAGTTCCCCGAAGTCGTCAATGCTCTCGACCTTCAAGAGTTTCATAATGCTTCGGATGGTTCCGAACTCGACATCAATAATATTCGCTTCGGACGTCTTAACGATCGCCCCGGTGCTGTCATATACATTCAATTCAATTGTTTTCATTTCCTTTTTCCTTTTCTTTGTAATAAATTAGGCCGCCGCCAAAAAGCAGCGGCCTTTCGCCCGTATTAGCCCTCCAGTGTAGCCTCCCCCACAATGGCGGACCCCACTAAAGGGCCGCTTAAAAAGACGTGTCAGGGGTAACAACCGCATTGAAGAACTGATCCTCAGTTACGGTCTTGTTTACGCTCGTGTCAATGTTGGTAGCCTTCGCAGACTTGCCGGTAGCCGTGAACTTATGAGCGGTAGAAACGCCAGTAAACGTCACGCTCTGCCCGTTGGCATCGGTGCCGGCATCCTTCGTGTTAGAGGTCTGATCCGGGATGCTGAAGGTTCCCTTCAGACGCCAGACGTAAACCTGGGTGCCGTCTGTCTTATCGGTCACATAGCCGAAGGCAAAATATTTCTGGGTGCGTTCCTGCTCTACGAACATCCCCTTTGATTCGTCGTAATACTGACCGGTGATATCCGCCAGAACATCGAAGGGAATACCGGAAGCCTCAATAGAGACAGTATCCGCACCTTCGGACTCAATCACGATGGCGGGGATATTGTCGTAATAGTGTGCTTCTGTGGTGGAATCGGTCGTTCTGCCGATCTCAGCAACGCCGGTAAAGTCCTTGATCTCACCATAGGTCAGCTCGGTGCTATCGTCCTTTGTAATTTCTGCGTACACGGCGTGGGAGACACCCCTGTACTCAAAATAGGTCTTTGCCATTTCTGTTTCCTCCTAAACATCAAGATAATAGATATCAATTGCTCGTCCGGTGTGGGTCTCCTCGTCGCTCGGGACATCATACCCGGCGGATGGTACGACCCAACCGGCCTCTTTTAATGTGGCTCGTGCTTCTGCTATTTTGTCATAGGTTAAGGCCGGGTTCGTGCTGTAAAAGTACACCCTACACGCCCACGCTATCCCATAATTCCGGTTGTCATAGTGTGCGTGCTCCGGGGAGTCCGTGACCCAGTACGTAAAGAAGCTTTCCGGGTATGGCTCTTTTTTCCCGAGTGATCCCTGACGGTATACGGGATACCCGAACCCATCAAGAATCTCTAGTAATGCGTCAACCATTGATTACCCTCCTAAGTCATGTACAGCGTCTACGAATATCTGCATCATGTCCTCTTGAATCTGTCGCATGTATTTCTTCCGTACGTACATATCTTCAAGGGCATAATCCGGAGCCATTCTGGGAGTCCCTGTGATCAGGAACCCGCCCGCCCCAGGTTTGGAAAAGTCAAAACCTACCGGGACTTCTCCGATAGGACCCGACCAAGTGACTGATACATCCTGCACCACACTCGCCGCCGTGTCCCCGGTGGAATACTTACCCCTCGCCGGGAGATTCGCCGGTGCTATGGCGTCAATGGTATCGTCTCGGACGGTCTCGGCGGCCTGCTCTAGGGCATCGGTAAAGATTGCCTGCAGGCTTCCGCCTAACCGGTCAATTGTCTCGGCATATGCCTCGAAAGGGTTCCAGTCTACATACATGCCGTGATTCCGTTTCAGCTTTCCGCCTTTGTTACCTTTTACCCCTGTCCAGTTTCGACCGACCGCCATTTTATGCGCCTCCCGTCACGCACTTAACCCGGATTTTTAACCACTTGTTACGCATTTCCACGTTTTCCGGGGAGGCTATGATCTTATAAGTTTTTCCGGTCTGGATGATATGCAGCCGGCACTCCGAAGTGATGTCTGGCCGATACCATGTTTCGACCGTCCCCGTATCAATGACGGAAAAAATCCCGTTTACGTCAGAATCAGTTCCGCCAAAGGTGCGGAAGGAACCATAGATAACCGGCCCGGTCTCGGGCCACTCCTTGACCGGCGTTCCCTTGACCATCTTCTCCCCGGTAGGAATCAAAAGCCGCATTGCCACATTATACGGCGTATTAGGTCTGAACATTTACGCACCTCCTACACGGTAAAGCTGTGCCGCCCGCTGTAAAAAGTACGTGGAAAGTTTGCCATTCCCTGCGCCGTAATTCCACAGGTCTGAGACACCGCAGGCGACGACGCCGACCGTGATCTTTGCCCTCGGCACCCCGGAATCTACCAGAAAGGCTATGACCTCGTCGTAATAAGGCTGAATCTGCGGAACCAAATACTCGTTCCCGCTCTGACCCATAGCCGCCATGACATTTTCAATGCACAGCGTCATCTCCTGCACCTCCTCTTAAAATCCGATCTTTGTTACCGTCACCGCACCATCCGCCAGCGCTGCAGAATACAGGGTGGCAACATTGGTTTCTACCTCGGTTTCGATGGTCGCCGCTTCGCCGTTGATCTTGATGCCCTCAAAATCAAAGGCCGCCACAAAGTAAACGGTTCCGCTCTCTGCGGTGAAATCAAGAGTTTTTACGGGCTGGTCTGCCAGATATACACCGGCCTCGGTCACCGTGAAATCTCCCGGGATATCATCGGAAAGCTTCGTCGGTGCGGTCTCACTGGTCAGGCCCAGGATCAGGCCGTATAAAGAAATCAGGTCGATTCTTGTTACGGGTACAATTCTGCCGTTATTGATCATTTTTATTTCCTCCTCCTTATTTACATAGTATATGGATACTCGGCATCTAAAGCTTCAAGCGTATAAGGTGCATCTACTACGCTCGCACTATAGTTAGCTTCACCTGCATAAATACTTCCATTTACGCCATTGCTATAAATCTCATAATTCATGGAAACAAGATATCCTACTGTTACGCCAGTGTATTCCTCATCGCTTACATTTCGTACAATTTTAACCATACGTCCATTGTTGACTGCAGTACGAATCTCCCCAAAAGTTTTGTCCAGCACAGTAACTTCATCCTCAGGATGATTTATTGCGTGAACGACTAATTCAGTACTGTTATCAGCCAGTCCATCCTCGATATGGTTGAGCTTATCCGCTGTAATAACATCACCATTAGCCCAGGTCTGTTTTGTATAACTCATAAGTCAACCCTCCTTAAGCCGCTGTGAAATATCCCGGAGTCCCTGGTGCGTCAATGCGGGCATAGGTGCCGTCTGTATGGTCTTTGCTATAGTGCGTTCCGTTTCCTCCTACGAGGGAGGTGGATCTGGAGAACATGTCGTTCGTCGACGTTGAGCCACCGATTGTAAAAGCATTGGATGCGATGATTGTAACAAGGCTTGCAGAATCATCGAACATGTTGTCCATATTCGTTACGCTCGATGTGTTAAAACTGCTTACATTTAAAGATGTAAGACCGGAGCAACCGCTGAACATATAAGACATGTCCGTTACACTAGATGTGTTGAAATTGCTTAAATCTAAGGATGTAAGACCGGAGCAACCGCCGAACATGTTGCCCATAATCGTTACGCTCGATGTGTTGAAATTGCTTAAATCTAAGGATGTAAGCCCGGAGCAATTGTCGAACATCGAGTTCATATCCGTTACACTCGATGTGTTAAAATTGTTTACATTTAAAGATGTAAGTCCGGAGCAACCGGCGAACATCAAGCCCATATCCGTTACAGCAGAAGTATCAAAACTGCTTACGTCTAGGGTGGCAAGACTGGCGCATTCACAGAACATCGAGTTCATATTCGTTACACTCGATGTGTTAAAATTGCTTACATTTAAAGATGTAAGTCCGGAGCAACGGTAGAACATGAACGACATGTCCGTTACGGCCGAAGTATCAAGCCTATCCATCGTAAAGCTTGTGCAGTTTGTCAAAGCGGGAAACCATGCAATCGTCGATGTCGGTTTTACCTCCGTGCCAATTTCAACAGACGTTATGCTTTCCGCCTTCGGATACCAATAAGTTGTAGGCTCATCATTATCATCATAACCAAACACATAATCATGCTCTTTATCCAGTGCCGGGTACTCTTCATCTACTGCACCGTGAGCAGCGATATTCGCCGTCCTATTCGCCGGATCTTCGTTGATAATCAAAGTTCCGTCCGTATAGAGTACGGTTTTGAGCGTCACGGAACCAAGATAAATGCCCTCTTCCATATGGTTGAGTTTTGCAACCGTGATTTCCTCGCCTGTCGCCCAGTCATGCCGGGAGTAGTTGACATTCAGCGCCGCAATACCTGCCTCCAGCGCATCAAAGAGGGCTTCTGTGATGATATCCCCATCGGCCCAAGTATGGGCTGTATAGGTGGGGTCAGCGGTCGCAAGTCCCGTCTCCAAATGGTTGAGGCGTTCTGCGGTGATAATGTCCCCGGCCTTCCATGTATATTTCTCGTAGGCCATTTATTAAACCTCCGCTTCGCCTACGACGGCCTCCCCGACAACCGGGGAGCCGCCGTTTTTCAGTGTTGCCAGTGCCTCGATCATTTCGGCGTTTGTGTACAAATCCGCTACATCCTCCGCCTTGCCGCCGCTCGCAATGTATAAGTCTTTCAGGGCTTCAACATTCGTTTTCATAGCCGCCCCTCCTTTTAGCCTTTGATGATCTTGTAATATCCGGTAGGATTCAGGATTTTGCCGTCAACGACAACCAGGGCCTTGTCAACCCACTCGTTGGTTTCCTCGTCGAAGTACCGTCTCATGGTAAAGCCGAAGTTCTCATTGATGGCGTACTCGTTCGGCTGCCAGAATACGCCGATCACATCACCTGCCGCCGCAGTGTCGAAATCCGGGATAATATCAGGCTCCACAAGGGAGATTTCCCGACCGAAGAAACGACCGTTCGGGTTCATGGCGTCTCCGTCATTGACCTCCAGACCGGTTGCCTGGCGGAAAATAGGGTTGTTGTTGTTGTCCGCCATCGTTTCCAGATAGGCGTCTACAGTACCGACCGGGAAGATAAATTCGCCGGCACGATAGCCAAGAGGCAGTTTGGCGAAGAATTTCTTCCTCCACGCCACCCAGTTGTTCAGGTCGGCTGCGGTCATGGTAATGGTATTGGTCACCCGGGGATCGTTCAGGATGCCGGTCATGCTGCCGTTACCGGAACCGTTCACGATGCCCTCATCCATCGCCTGCAGGTATGCAATAACAATGATTCTGGTCAGTTCCGCCTCGAATGCGGACAGGGTCAGCAGGCGAGAAAGGAAGGTCTGTGCAACCCGGATTTCTGCGACGTGATTTCCGAACATGACCTTTCCGAGAGCGCCCACTCTCTGGCGAGGGGAAACGGTGCTTTCATTGATCCATTTGAATTTTGCTTCCAGAGCGCCGACCGGGTACTCCACGCCGCCGGGAACCGAAATCTTGCGTACTTTGCTGTACAGGTTGCCGTATCTTTTCCTTACGGTATTGATGACCTCATTCATGACGGTAAGCGGGATCATGGCCTGCGTATCCGTGGTAGAGATAGCATCACCGGCACGAAGCTCCGCAGGAATCGGGGTGCCATTGCACACCAGACGGCGGAAAGCCTGGCGGTATTCCATGCTCTCCAACATAGACTCATCATTGCGCTGTGCGGCTCTCTGACCAAAGGCGCCGACAACGCCACCGTTGACTCTCTGGGCGCCGGCAGGGATATTGTCACGGGTCTCGATCACTTCCGGATCGTCGTCTCTCTTCTCCTCAGCCTCGATCGCATCGAGTTCCTCCTGCAGGTCTGCAATATCTTCATTGATCTCTGCCATCTGGGTATTGATCGCTCTTACCTCGGCGGCGTCTTCGCTGGCAAGCGCCCGGCTGCGCATTTCCGCAAGGCGATTTTTCAATCTCTGAATTCTCTTCTGTAAAACTTTCTTTCTCATGGTTTTAGTGTCCTCCTAAAATCTGTGTTTTCAGTTTCAAAAGTTCCAGCTCGTTCCCGGTGTCCACACGGGTATGCTGCCTTGCTCTCTCCAGAGCAGACCGGGCGCTCTCCAGCGCCTCCTTGCTTCGAGCCTCTATCTCTGTATCGTCATATGCGGGGAATGTCACTGCGGACACCTCTACGACGGTACTAATAGCCCTGATATGTCTTGTGGGGTGGTCGGTATCAATCCCGGACCACTCCTCGTCACTAACTCCAAACAGGAAGGACATGCCGGAAATATCCCTTCGAGTAACCGCTGAATACAGCGCTTTGCTGTCCATGTTGTTTTCGGTGTCCAGGTCTACCCGGATGCCCAACCCCTCTGAATCTACACTAAGCAACATGGTTGAGTTGCCGTTGTTCCTTCTACTTCTTGCAAGCGGGATCATTGACAGGTTATGATTCACCAAAAAGCGAACGTCCCGCAGGTCCGCCCCATCAAGCGCCCCGGGTTCGATTACCTCATCAAAATCACCCAGGTTCGTAACACTCCCGTATACGATCGGCCTTCCTTCAATGTGGTGTCCGGTGTCATCCTCCCGGGCGTTCACATCAAAGAGAAATTCACGCCTTTCTAACTCTCTCGGCATCAGATTTTTTCCTCCGTTTCATCTATAACCTCCTCATTCTTCCCGACCTGATAGGCATTTGCGGAATTGGCATCAATCCAGTTAAGGGATGTATAGCGCTTTCCTTCCAGCTCAGGCAGGGGAGGCAGACCGAACGCTGCCCGCTTTTCGTTCTCGTACATTGCACCCGTATTCGATAGCAAGGTGACCATTTCAATTGTTTGGGCGACCGTCATAAATATCAGGTCTTTCGGGTACAACTCGATTTTGTTACCAAATGCCCGTTCCCGGGTGGTAAAAAGCTTTTTGGTCAGGGCCTGCGACATCTCGATGATGATAGGCTCCAAGGTTTTTTGGTAAAATGCGTTGTACTGTTCTTTTGTATAGTCGCCGGTCAGGATCGCAAGTGGTACGCCCCAGGATCGAAGGATTTTCTCATCAATAAATTTCAGCGTGTCGGCGTCTACAAGTTCTGTGCGCCGCTCCAATGGAATAAACTCCGCTTTCAGGTCCAGAGGCAAAAACCCGCTCTCAGAGTTCGCCAGCTTCCGCTCCAATTCCCTCAAGGCCGCTTCCGTCTTCCCGTCATCCAGAAGGGTATTGTATTTTACTATCCCATTGATGGAATAGGATGCGTTCATAGCTTTGGCGACGCCCTTTAGCAAAGACTCGTTCAGCTGCAGAGTCTTCAAAAGCGGTTTATGATCCGGTTGCCCGCTTTCGTCTCCGCCCATGTAATCATTCACGGAGTAGTTATATTTGATGTGAATGACATCATCATATGGAAGGGTCGTTTGTTCCCCGTTGGCAAAATAGAACTGCACGAAGAGCCGCCCGGAGGCGTCCTCAATGAAGAAAACGTCAGAAGGTTTGATAGGCCAAAGGCTTTCATAATACCGGCGCTCCGCTCCGGTGTTGGCATCGGTCCATGTATAGTAAACCGGAATAATGAACGCATTGTAGTTCAGCATCAGGAGCCATGTGACCTTCTCCAAAAACTCCGCCGTGGTCATCAGCGGGTTAGGATTCGCCAGAACATCCGCAACCGTACTTCGTACCGGTATTGGATCACTCCCGGTCATCCTTACGTGCCGGGGGTTCAGCTTCTTTACCTCGTCCACAATACATTTGAGCGCCTGCTGCACCACATCGGAAGCATAGATATTTGTTCCGAACTGTGAGAAAATCGGCGCATACCCGTTTATCATCGGGGCGAGTTTTCTATTGTTCGGCCCTCTCCTAAAAAGGGCGTCAAAAATACCCACGGCCTTATACCTCCTTTATCAGTTTCTTGTAATCCGTCCTATATCGGCGGTACATTTCATAGACGATTGCCAGACATACGGCGCCGTCTATCTTCTTGTGCGGTTCCTGCTTTACTATCAGGCAGTCACCGTTTGCCGCTTTTACCTCCAGGCCGGAGTTTTTCAAGCACCACATATCAATCTCATTTCCGTTGTAATTGATCAAATGATGCTTAAAATCGTTTTCGCATAATTTGATGGCGTTCGACAGGGTGGCGGCGTTCTGCAATATCATGATCAGGTCGGCATCATCCCCGCCCTGCTTCGTCCACCCGTATGAGTCCATCCTCGTTATCCAATCTTTGGCAAAGCGCTGGTCGTATCCGCATTTCCATAACTTTATGCGGTGCCGGTCATAAAGGTTATAAAACCAGTCCGCCACGATGGACAAATCAACATCATTGCCCTCGCTCGTGGTCAGCAGACCCGACTTCAACCAGTCTTTGTACTTCGCCCCGGCTTCTGCGTCGTCATCCTCGGTCAGCTTTCTTTCGGGGATGAAATAGTGTGATACAATGTACTTCACCGGGTCCCCGGGTCTCATGATCAGAACCTTTGCGGCGCATAGGTCGGTGGTCTCTGCAAGGTCTACCGCACCGATGGCAAAGCACCCGGAAAAGTCCTGCAGGTCGTAGGTCGCATTGTAGGCATAATCTTCCAGATTCAGCCACGACTCGACCCCGTTTTGCTTCAAATTGAAATCCTTTGACAAAACGAAAATGCGGTCAGCTTTGGACTCCCTCGCAAGTGCTACCTGCTCTTCCATGTACTCCCACTTTTTGATTTTCCCCAAAGTAGGATTCGATTTCATCCACAGCCGGTTCTCCCGGGTCCCGTTCCATACCTCTGATTCTGAGTCCTGTGTATACAGCCAGGGCAGATATCTTTCTGCTGCCGGGTTGTCCGGTTCCTCTCTGGCTATGACTTTGCGGGCCTTTTCCAGTTCGTTGTCCAAGAACCCATCCCGAACAAATCCTTCTGTTGTGATGATCACAAACTTTGGATTGTCTTTTAAGGACTGCGACTGTTCTATAGACTTCGCAATCACGGCGTCCTTCATTTCGTGCGCTTCGTCCAGGATTCCGAAATCTATATTTCGGCCTTCTTTGTTCTTTGTCCGATCAGACAGCTTATATACTTTGGTATTCGTCTGCCGGTTGATGATAAACCTTTGATTCCGCCTCGTGTCCCGGTTGTTCGGGTCGATCAGCGTCCTCATGGTATCTATTGCATCATAGACAATTGAGGCCTGCGCATCGTCGTTGGAACTGGCTACGATATCGGCGCCGGGGTTTCCGCATATCAACTCAGAAACTCCAATGCCGCTTGTAGTCTCGGACTTCGTATTCTTCCGGGCAACCAGAAGCAACGCCCTCTTGAAGCGGTCTATCATGATCCCGGCCTGCTCTGTTTCCTCCCTCATCTTGAAGCTATACATTGCTTCAATAAATGCCTTTTGCCAGAGCATCAGAATCATAGGTTTGTTGTAGTACGGGGACTTTGTCAACCGCAGGCAGTTTTCCATAAAATCCATCCGGATGCTCGCCGCAGAGGTGTCATAGAAATACCTGTCGTTTTCCATATCCTCCGCCAGGTTGTCAAGTTCCCGCCACATCTCTTCGCCTACAATGATCTCCCCGGTTTCGCACCTCGCCCGGTATTCGAGTAAAAAGCTATTGTCAGGCGTCCAGATGCTCATTGACCCACCTCCGCAGGGGGCTTTCTTCTTCGTTGTCATCCTCGCCCGCCGCCCTCTGCAATACCTTCAAGGCGTTTATGTACTGCTGGAAGTATTCCTTGTACATCTTCCCCGCCGGCGTCGCTTTCTGCTTCGTGGGGTCTTTCGGATGGACCTTTATCTTCGGCAGGTCCTCCAATGCCTCCAGCTGCCCCTCGATCTCTACGAAGTGATGCACAAGAGGCGCAAGCAATATCGACCCTCCCAGGTAATCAAGTATCTCTTTTTCTCGTGACATCTGCTTATTTTCCGTTTTTTCCGAAGTTTTGGCCCGGATTTTGGAAACAAAAAATCTCGTTTTTGCCTTTCCGGTGACGAATCCCA